CGAGCAATGTTCTGATGTTCCCGCAGAAGCGCATCATGCTGACTACAGTCAGCCATTGCAGGTCAAATGGCTCTGCACACCATGTCACAAGCTTCAGCACAGAGGAGGCCACATTGGGTCTTACTGAAGCCGACGCCCACCTCATGGCGCTCAAGCAGTGCATCACGTTGGGACGTCAGCGTATATCCGATTGCATACTCGACCTGGAGAATGTGCGTGATCTGCGGGATCTGCGCACGGTGCAGGACCAGATCACCGACGTCATCCTGTCGCTCAAATATACCATCGACTTTATCCTGGGAGACCCTTCACCATGAGTTCCATCCGCACGCCCATCGGCATCTTGAGCTTTCCCGTGCTGTTCTCGCCGCGCCCCCGCGCCCCGGGCGGCGATCCGGTGTATCAGGTGTCGCTGCTGTTCGATCAGACCGCGCAGCGTGATCCCGCCTACAACGATCTGCGCACAGCGGTGATGGAAGCGATCGATGAAGAGTGGGGACAAGGCAAGTCCCGGGACAAAGCCTTTATCCAGAGCATCCGTTTGCCGTTCCGCAAGTGCAGTGAGAAATCCTACGCCGGCTACGACATTCCGGGCGGAACATACATTAGTCCGTGGTCTAAATCACGTCCGGGTCTGGTGGATGCACGGCGGGTTGAGATCACTGTCCCGGAAGACATCTGGGCCGGTCAGATGGCCCGCGCCACGGTGGCACCTTTTACTTATAATCAAGCTGGTAACAAAGGTGTCTCGTTCGCCCTGAACAACCTGCAAATTTGTAGGACCGACACCAAGCGGATCGATGGTCGCAAGGCCGCGCCTGATGATTTTGATGAATATAGCGGCCCCGGCGCGATGGCGTCGGCAGGTGTCGACGATGACGATCCACCGTTCTGATTTCTGTCGCGCCGACGCATCGCTACGCATCACCCCGTCTCGCGGCGTATCGCTCCTCCCCGCAACGCATCGCACTGTTCCGCAGCGCCCCGCCTCTTCCCGCTACTCTTCGTGGCGCTCCGTAGTGCGGCGCTCCGCGACTCCCTGCAACGCAACGCGCTATCATCGTAACGCAACCGCAAACAGGAACCTGACCATGAAATCCTCCATCGCAACAGTCACACTCCGTGGCATCTCACCCCTGTCGCAGTCGCACCAGCATGACGAACCACGCCTGGAAAGCGAAAGCCCTGACGCCTATGACGCTCGCACCTGGCGGTCCAAACTCAACACCGCCGTGCGTGACGGCAAACTGACTGTCGTGTTACCGGCACATGGTTTTCAACAGGCCCTGGCGGCTGCCGCCAAATACTCCAAGCGTCAGATCCCAGGACAAGGTAAGGCGACCTGGACGGCCAAGTTTACTGCCGGGATTTTCCTGCTGGAAGACCCGAGCCTCAACATTGACCCCGCAACAGTGGTCTCGGTCACGATTTCTGCCAACGCAGATGGTGTGCGAGGCTCCGGCAAGCGGGTGACGCGTCGCTTTCCAATCATGCCGGAGTGGTCCACGACCTTTGACATTCACATACTGGACCCGATCATCACCGAGCCGGTGTTCCGCGAGATGCTGGAGTTGGCGGGTCTCTATATCGGCGTCGGTCGGTTCCGCCCCGAAAAAGGCGGTATCAACGGACGGTTCGCACTGGACAAGCTCGTGTGGCAGAACAATCGCGAACTGCTCGCTGCTTGACATCACGGCGCCGCGCCTCGCCACGCTCCGCCTTGCGTTGCATTGCGGTGCAACGCCCCGCTACTCAACACAACGCACTGTCCCGCACCGCCGCGCGATGCTGCGCTGCACCGCGCAACGCAACGCTATTCCAACGAAAGGACGTCACACCGTGTTCACGCTTCGTAAATCCTCGCCGGACATCCGCCGGCTGACCGATCGTCTCCTGGCCACGACGATCGGTGAGACTGCCACATATACCGCGCTGTCCGCGACCATCGGTGTGGACATCTTGCAGCGGCGGTATCTCATCATGCGCGCCATCAAACTCGCGAACCGCGAAGCAGGTGCCCTGTTTCAGTGTGTTTACCGCACTGGCTACAAGCGTCTGCCGGCCGAACAGGCTGCGTCCTTCGGTGGTCACGCCCGCAAGCGCATCCGCAGCACCGCCCGCCGCGCCAGCACAACCATGGGCCGTGCGTTGGAAACCGCCAACGCCATGCCCAATGATGCGCTGCTCGCTGCCACCCGTGAGCTGTCTGTGCTGGGCATGATCCAGCACCTCACCACCGAGCGAGTTGTCCGCAGCGTGCCTGACGATGTGAAGCCGTTACCGGTGGGGCAGGTAATGTTAGCCGTGGCAGATCAGCTCAAGTTGCTGCCTCGTCCTGGCAAGTGAAACCTCCGCTGCGCCGCGCCACGCCACACAACGCTCTGCCTCGTCGCGCTTCGCGGCGCTTCGCTCTGCTGCGCCGCGCAACGCCTTGCCGCGCTCTGCAGTGCTGCACCGCGTCACGACGTTCTGCGCCGCAGCACACCGCAACGTGTTCTAGTTTGGTTCACCGGACAAAATGTCCGACACTTTGTCCGTCTCGCGCCCCGCGCGGCCCCGCTACGTTACGCTGCGCAACGCGTCGCCTCTCAACGCAGCGTTCTGATCCGTGCGCATAATTCTTGATCTTGAAACTACAAGTCTCGCCGATTTACGCCGCACCGGCGCCCATGCTTATGCCGAGCATCTGTCCACGCGGATCACCGTGGCTTGCTTCACGATTGATGCGGGACCGGTCGAGACCTGGCTAACCGGGCCGCCGCCTGCTTGTTTCGTAAATGCGGTTCAATCCGGGGCCATCGTCGTTGCGCATAATTATATGTTTGAACACGCAATGTATTTCGCCAAACTGGTCCCTCATGGCTGGCCTGTAGTTCCGCTGCCCCAGTGGTCCTGCACCATGGCCCGAAGTTTGGTCGCCGGCTATCCGGCGAGCCTGGACGTGGGCGGCCGAGCCATAGGTCTGCGGTTCCGCAAAGATCCAACCGCGCGAGACTTGATGCTGCGGTTCGCCCGGCCACGGTCCTTGAACCCGACCACCTGGTGGCACGAGACCGACCCCGGTCGGTTCCAGAAGCTCTGCGAATACTGCGCTCAAGACGTCCTCGCCGAGCGTGAGCTGGACAGCCGCCTGCCTGAACTCTCCCCGCGCGAGCGCCAGGTATTCGAGCTGGACCACCACATCAACCAGCGTGGTCTCGGCATCGACTACTCGCTCGTGCAGGACCTGGCGACGCTGACCGAGCGGGCGCGGGACCAGTTGGGCCGTGACGTAGTGCGGCTCACCAACGGCCAGGTCACCTCACTGAACCAGGTAGCGCAGCTGCGCACCTGGCTGTTCTTCCAGGGCGTCGACATGCCCGACCTTAAGCGTGACACGGTGAAAGCTTGGCTCGCGGACCCTGGCCTGCCGGACGGCCCCAGGAAGGTCCTCCAGGCCCGTCTGGACGCCTCCCGGGCGTCAACCGCCAAATTGGCCGCCATCGCCGCCGCACGGTCCCTGGACGGCCGCGTAAAGGGTGCTTTTCAATTCTACGGCGCCGGCCGCACTGGACGCTGGGCCGGTCGGCGGTTCCAGCCGCAGAACCTGTTCCGGGGATCGATCAGGGACGTGCCCGCGGCGATCCGCGCGATCCGCTCAGGCGCCACCCCCGACGACCTCGCCATGCTGTTCGAGGACAGCGCCCTGGGCGTGGTCGCCAGCTGCCTGCGCTCCACCATCATGGCGGCGCCCTTGCACCGGCTGGTGGTCGCCGACCTGTCGCAGATCGAGGCCCGCGTGCTGGCCTGGCTGGCTGGCCAGCAGGACGCCCTGACGGTGTTCGCTGCCGGTAAGGACATCTACACGGCCACCGCCAACGCCATCGGCTCCACTAACAGACAGCTGGGCAAAGTGTTAGTTTTGGCCGCGGGGTTCGGTATGGGTGCCGAGCGGTTCCGGCAGACCGCGCTCTCTTACAACGTGGTCCTTAGCGAGATCGAGGCGATGGACGCGGTCATGGCGTGGCGTGCCCTGAACGCTCACATCGTGACGTTGTGGTGGGAGGGGCACCGCACCTTGATGCGGGTGTTGCGGGCCGGTCCTGGCGCCTCGGAACGGTTAGGTTTCCTGACGTTCATCCATCGTCCTCGCCGGCTGCTGATCCGCCTGCCGAGCGGCCGGCATCTGGTCTACAGGCACCCGCGGATCGAGCAGAACGACAAGGGCTTCGACGAGTTCACCTATCTCGGCTCGCTGGGTGGCAACTGGCTCAGACTGAGATCGTGGCCGGGCAAGGTCGCGGAAAATGTTACGCAAGCGGTGGCCCGCGACGTGATGGTCGAGGCGATGTTGACCCTGGTGCAGCAACCGCTGATCGCCACCATCCACGACGAGCTGATCGCGGAAGTCCCCGAGACCGACGCCGAGCCGACCCTGGATTTGATGCTCAAGGTGATGCGCCGGACCCCAGGTTGGGCGCCCGGTCTGCCGATCAATGCGGCGGGCTTTGTCGTGCGGCGTTACCAGAAGGGCTGACTTTGTCTGGTGGCGTTTGAAAATCATTCGCACACTGGTTTGTCGTGGCCTGCTTACACAGAATTTACCAGATATAATCAGCATGTTTTCGATCCATGTCTGGCACGATCTGTCGTGTCTTGTGTGCGAACCAGGACACACGGCGACTTTATGGCCGGATACCTTGAGGGGGTATATCCATTGCCGGCAATCAATCCTCCGGCGGCAGGCGGATCACCGTCCACGCCAATACCGGACCCGCCACCATCACCACCAGTATTGCCCCCCACGCCACCCACGACATCACCGCCTCCTGCGCAATTCACACATCAACCGCCAAATATCGCACAACACTACACACAACAACGTCGGCTAAGTCATTGAAATCATTAGTGTATATTTGTCCAGGGCTTTACTTTTCAGAGGGGTTTGTAGGGCGACAAACCAGGTATAAGCCATTGATATTATGAGTGTTTTCTGTGTCGTTTAGACTGTGTGTGTAATTCGCACACAAAACACAAGAGACAACGCGACGGGTATTTTCGGCTGTTTGTCTGGCGCCAGACACGACGAACCAACTCATGGCTGCGCCGCCTGTTCGGCCGCCTTCGGCGGGCGTGCGTCTTCGCCGCGCCAGGGTGCCGTGGTGTCGAGGAAACTCTTGGCCCCGGTCAGCGCCCCCAGCCCTAGGGCACCCGCCTTCACCGGACCTGGCAGGCGCGACAGCATCGGCGCAGCCACGCGCCAGGCCGGCACCGCGACATCGTCCATCAGGCCCCATGGCAGCAAGCCACCTCCGGCGCCCTGGTCCTGCGCGGATTGATCCTGCTCGCTGCTAAGGCTGGGCAGGCTCGGCAAGCTCGCTGGTCCTGGTAGTTCAGGTAACTCGCCAGGCTTGGTCTCCTTTGGCAGCTGGGCGCCCTTCTCGCCGGCCACCATCCCGGCGAACCCCGACGCCGACGCTGGTGAGGTGCCATACTGCAGAGCCGCCCCGGCGACGGCGCGCGAGATCGGTCCACCCACCGCGCCCAACGTGGTCAGTCCGATCGCCGCGGCCGGCACACCGATCAGGTTGAACGCACCCCGCGCGGCATTGAAATATCTTGTGTTCGTGTTAGGGCTGTCGTTGGCGCTTACTAACGGCTGGATCACGTCCTGCGCATTCTTCGCGATCCAGTTCATCGACGCGCCATCCAGCAGGGAACTCAGGTCCGCGTTATAGCGCAGGTTGGTGGCCACCTGGATGATCGGGTCGAGCGTGCCGTTGAGGCCGGACCGCTGCATCGCCAGCCCCAGCAGGTAGTCCCACAGGTCGCCGTCCTCCTCGTGCTTCTTCCACTGGTCGGGGGCGAACAGCGCCTGCCGCACCATGGTGGTCATCAGGCCGACGCCGACCATGGCCCCGGCCATCGAGGCGGCATGCACCGCGGCGCCGGCCCCCACCGCCGTGGCGCCCAAGCGTCCGCTGCCCTGCGCCCTGGCGCGGCTGTAGGCGTGTTCCACTTGCCCGATCGCCGGGTTCAGCACGTTGCGGGCGAACTGGTAGTTGAAGTGCATCAGCTGATACGCCAGCCCGATGATCGGCACCCGCGCCATCATCGGCCGATCCGCCGCGGTCGGCTGCTGGATGATGCGGTTGACCAGTCGGCGCATCGCCAGGCCATAGGCCCCGGCCATGCCCGTGGCGTCGGTCAGCAGCTGGTGCGGACTGGGCAGCGCACCGTTCTTGTCGGTCATCCACTTGGCGAAATCGGCGTGGATCGGATCATTCAGGCCCAGCTCGCGGAACCAGCGCGTGGCGTTGTCCCTGCGGTTCACCGCGGCTGTGTCGGTCCCCTCGTCCTGATAGTGCTGCGCCAGCTTGTTCAGGAACCAGTCACCTCCCGCGGTGGCGCCAATGCGTTGCGAGTTGGTCAGCTGGGTCAGTCCGGTCACCCGGTAATACCAGCCCATCAGCCGGTTCAGCAGCGGGCTGTCGGAATAGTCCGCGCTCATGCGGGACAGCATGACGGTGTCGTGCATCGGTGACGTGGTGACGTTGAGGAAATCGGCCAGCTCGCTGCGTTCACGCGACGAGGCCGTGCGCATCAGCTGGCCGAACTGGCTGGCGAAGATCTTGAAGGGGACGCGCATTTCACCGGTGGCCAGCCCCCCGTTCATCGGCTCGGCCAGCGACGCCCACAGGGCACGCGGCATGGTCACGACCGCACCGTAGGTCTGTATCGCGTTGTGGATCTTCTGCAGGGGTCCCAGGTTCCGATAGCTGATCCGGCCCCTGACGTTGTTGGTCAGGTTCTCGAACTGGATCAGGTCATTGCCGTCCATGCCGGGCACGCGTGCCGCGGCATCCAGCAACCGGTCCAGGTCCTCGCCGTGCGCGCCGAAGCGTTCGGCGTCGGCGGTGCGCCGCGCCACCGCGATCAGGTAATTGGGGATCGCATCGTTGATGTTGGTGCGCAGGAACTCCCGCATAATAGTGTCGGTCTCCGGCGGCAGCACGCGGGCGTTGAGGTATTTGCCCGATGGTCCCACGGTGTCGAAATCATGGTGCCCTGCCCGCATCAACCGGGCGAACCAGTTGCCGGACGCGGTCTCCGCGATGTGGTCCCGCAGCAACGCATGCGCGGCCTCGGCCTGTTGCTGAATTTCGGTTTTTAACGCGGCCAGCTCGGCACGCAGCGTGACTGGGTTTCCCGATGAGAACGGCGTGTTCAGCTGCTCCTCGATCTGCCGCTGCCGACGCATGCTCTTGGCCAGCTGCTCCATTTGGGTGGCCAGTTCCGCCGGCGCGTTGTCGCGATCGGTGCCTGACAGCGTGGTCCATTTTTCCAGCAACGCGGTCGGGTCTTTCCCAGGCGCGCCCACCTCTTGGTCGAATATCAGCGCGTGCAGCTTGCCCGCAGCTTCGCGGAACCGTGCCGGGTTGGCGAAGATTTTCGCGATGTCCCACAGGCGGGGAAAATATCCGCTCTTGGCGTAGCCAGTGTCCAGGCCCGCGGCATCGCTGGTAGCCCAGCCCTCGTCCAACAGGGGCCGCAGGCCGTCCTTGCCCGCCACTCTGATCAGGTTCGCCGGGATCGGTTTGGTCGGTGAGTTCGGGTCAAGCGGATCGGTCGGAAAACGGTCTTCCCCGGTGGTCATGACATGCCGGATCATGTCGTTTTCCTCGTTGGTCATCGTGCGCGGGTCAAGCCCGTGCTTATTCAGGATGTTGCCGTAGCGGCGCAGCCACTCGGTCTCGCGGTTCTGGCGGGCCTCCTCCAGGCTGGCGCCGGTGTAGCGACCCTCGCCCGGGGCCGGCGTCCAGCGGTCCATGATTTCCCTGAGATAGGGTCTGGCACCCTCCGGTGCGCGCTTGATGATGGTTTCAGCCATGCTGTGCGATGCGAACCCGACAGCGCGGAAGGTGTCGGCGATGCGTCGTGTCAGGGTTTTGTCGCCAGGATCTGGCCGGGACTTATCATACAATCCGACGCCCGCCAGGTTCTTGGTGAAGTTGGCGTAACGGTTGGCCTCTTCCCTAAGCCAGCCGGCCAGGGCCGTGCCGCCGGACATGGGCGCCGTCACCGAGAGACGCGACGGGTCCGAGATACCAAGATCGGAGAACGCCCCCGGCGGCTTGCCCTGGCTCAGCACCATCTCGTTGCGCATCTGCCGATGGAACTCGGCCCATCCCGCGAAGATGTCTGAACGATCGTCGGCTTTGGGGTAGAGCATCTTCAGCGCGCGATCGGTCTCGTTGATGTAGGCTTCGTCCGGCATCACGAAGCCACGCGGATCGACCCCAGCGTTCTGCATCTCACGCGCAAGGTAAGCTTCATGGCTGCGCCCAAGCAGCTCCATGATGCTGCCGTAGTAGCCTCTCTTCGGCGGATGAAAGTCCATGCTTGCTTCACGAAACGCACTCGGTTCGATGTGCAGCAGTGAGCCGCCGCGTTCCAGCAGATCCAGCTGCCGTTGAGCCTCTAAAGCGCCCTGGGTGGGCTGTCCCAGCCGGTCAGTCTTCGCCGCCGTGATTTCCAGTGCCAGCTGCCGTGCTGCCTGCGCCTCGCGTTTATAGAAGTGTATGTTGATCAGCTTAGCCATGGCTGCCTGCACGCCGTCGCGCGGGTTCAGCACGCCATCGCGGGCATACTGTGAGAGCAGCTTATTCATCTGGGCTGGATTGCCGGTCAACCGCTCAGCGACGGTGTGATCGATCGCGTGGGTCCACTCATGGCCGAAACTATTGGCGCCGCCCACGATGCGGATCTCGCCGGCGGTGCTGTAAACGCCGTGATAGCCTGTTGAACCCCGCGGTTCGAGGACCAGCTTGACCTGGCCGTTGTTGCTGGCAGCCGCGTATGGCTCACCCAGTGTCGCCATGCCATCGGTGATTGAGCGCGTCATGTCCAGCATCGCATCCCGGGCGACCTTCTGGTCCACCGGGGTGGCGTCCTTTCCCTGTCGCCCCACCACCTCCACGCCGCGGAACCCAAACTTATTCTTCATGTGGTCGGTCAGCACCTTGACCTGCCAGGCGACCGGCTTGTTGATCGCCAGGTCGGCGCTATGCCCGGCCTCATCCAGCACTGATTGCCAGACACTGGTGCCGTTGTTGAATTTGTAATCATTCAGGCCCTTTGACGCGCCGACCTCGGGCGGTCCCGTGAAAGGTTGTTTGCGCCCGCCGACGCGGGGACCACCCGGGGTCTGACGGACCTTGGCCTGGAGGGTTCGTTCACGCGCGGCGATCTGTTTGTCGAGCTGCGCCACACGGGCTTCGTTGGTCCCGCCCAATCCAACGGGCTGCGCCGTCAGCGCGTCACGCGTGGCCCGGAGCTTGGTGAGCTGCGGATCGCTGGCCTGAAGAGCCTGCTCGTGCGCGGCGATTTGTTTATCGAGCCGCACGACCCGGGCTTCGTTGGCGCCACCCAACCCAGGAGCCTGAGCCGCGAGCGCATCACGCGCGGCGATCTGCCGGTCGAGGTCGGCGAACCGGTTCGGAGTGGGACCAGTGGTCTCAGGACCAACACCCTCTGCATCGGCCTGGCGCGCGAAGTCCAGCACCCGACCACGCCAGGTTTCGCCTTTACGGAGCGGGTTTTTGGCGCCGGTTGATAAGATCGAGCGGTAGTCGCTGTCAGGCGCGTTGCGCGCGTCGAGTTCGGCCACTGCGGCACGGTATTGGTCCCCACGCGTCTGCGGTGTCTGGCTGGTCCCAGGACCAGTCTCCGGCACTGGTCCTGGCGCTGGCGCCAGAGTTGGAACCTGAGCTTCTTTTGGTGGGCCAAATACCCCGGGCGCTACGCCGCTGGTGGGACCAGTTTCGAAGGGTGGTGGAGTTTGACCAGTTTGCCCTTGGTCTGTCGGCGGTGCTGCCTGAGTATCTGGAGCGCCCACCGCCGTATCGCCGGGGCGGACACCGCCTGGCTGTTCGGCGGGAAGTCGCGCAGCACCTGCCTCGCCCACGCCAGTTGTTGGTTCGGGTCCTGCGGGAATGCTACGTCCGTCATCCGGCGGCAGCGTAACGCGCTGGACCGCAGTTTTCAAAATCTCCTGAACTTGAGCTTTACCCGCCGCTCGTTCTTGCGGGTCCGTGCTTTCGGCGTCGAGATCAGCGTTACGAAAAGCCCGCTGCTCGCCGGCGGTAAGGGTGACCGGCACATGAGTTTCCGTATCCAAGCTCGGACCGACAGTTATCGTGCCGTCGCCCTGGGTCGTATAAGCAAGCGATTTCCCCGCAGCGATATGCTCGTTGATGGCATCCAGTTTAGCAGGGTCAGGCGATGATGGAGTTTCGTTTTCAGTTCGAGCTGGCGGAGCCTGGACCGGCGGGGTTGGAACCGTTTCTGACGGCACTGGTGTTTCAGATGCAGGCGTGGCTGGCGCAGCCTGGGCTACCGGAACCTCCGCCGGAGGTGGCACCGGAACTGGCTCAGTCGTTCTTTCGGGCGCTGGCCCCGGCACTGACTCAGTGGCTGGAGCAGTATCACGGGGTATTGCCGCCGGCGTTGATACGTCAGGCACTGGCGCTGGCGGGACAACTGCAGGACCGGGTGGTGGTTCACTGACCGGAGGCGCTTCGCCGACTGGGCCTGGACGGGGCCTGATGGCTTCGACGACGCGCCCACCCACCTGATGACCCACACCAAAGGCGGCGCCGGTGGCGATATCCTGGCCCGCCCCGCGGACCAGGTCTTCGGCAGAGGGCAATGGCTCGCCCATCACCAGCGGCACGCCGACGCGTCCGGCCGCACCCACGGCGGGTTGCGTTGCAAGTGACTGGAATAGGATCTTGCCGATCGCGCTCTTAAAGGGCGCCAGCTCGAACAGGGGCGCCGTGGCGGCACCGATCGCGCCGGTCGCCAGGGCATGCTTGACGGAATAATCCACCGCCTCGTCGTGGCTCATGCCGCCCTGCACCGCGGACTGGTAGGTCGGCACCAGGTCCTGCAGCAGGCTGGTCCCGCCGACGCCCAGCGCGGCGCCTATGGTCGCGCCCACGGGACCACCCACGGCACCGCCGGCCGCACCCCCGGCGAGACCACCGCCAATCACGGGAACCGAGTGCCCGATGCCGTAGCCCAGCTCGTTGAACCACCCGCGGGTCGGTTCCGGCTGGGCGTTCGGATCGGTGGTGAAGGCGTTCCCCGTGGCGAGCTGTGCCGCCTCTCGGCCGGACGCGCCGACGCCCGAGATCAAGCCGCTGAAGAACCCGGTTTCCTGTGGCGGCTGTGCCTCGCCAGGCTGTGCGGGTGCCGCCGCTGATGGCGCGGGAGCTTGCCCCGCGGCCAGGCTTTCCTCCGGCGTGCTGTAGGTCTGCGGCAGGGCGTCCAGGGACGTGACCGCGGCAGGTTGCGCGAGTGTCGCCGTAGGTGTGGGCGCAGGCGGCGCCGCCAGGCTTTCCTCTGGCGTGCTGTAGGTTTGCGGCAGGGCGTCCAGCGAGGGTGCCGCCGGAGGTGCCGCAGGCGAGGGTCGGGCCGCCGCCAGGCTTTCCTCCGGCGTGCTATAAGTCTGTGGCAGCGCGCCCAGAATGCTGGAGAGGTTGCTGCCGTCAGGCATTGCCGGTCCCGAAGAAACGCTGGTTGTAGTCCTGCATCGGCTGCATGGCGCGGGTCACCGCCGCCGAGAGACCACCGCCACCGCCGGCCGCATTCATCAGCGAGGCCAGCAGCATCGGATCGGTGCCCTGGGCCTGTTGCGGCGCTGGTGCAGCCGCTGGGGCCGGGGCCGCAGGTGACGCCGCAGGGGGTGGCCCGAACGCCGCCAGCTTGGCGTCGTCCGGGTTGGCCGCGATGTAGCTGGACAGCGCAGGATTACATCCCGGACAGGTCCAGTCACCGAGGCCCCGCTTGGCCACCGCCTGCTTGAATACCGCATCCTGCACCTCCGGGGGCGCCACCGCGGCGGTGGGGTAGGCCGAGGTGTCGATGCCCAGCTGCGAGCCATACTGGCGCCAGGTCGAGGGCACGAACTGGTAGGCGCCCGCGGCGCCCGAGGACGGGTTCACCGCGGTGTAGTTGCCGCCGCTTTCGAAGTGTTTGACCAGATCAGCGAGGGACTGGAACGCCATGGCTCAGCCCCCGCCGCCCGGTCCTGTTTCGGCCGGCATCGGGTAGACCGCACCGCCGCGCACGATACCGACCGGTCGGCCGTTAAGATAAGCAATGCTGCCCTCCTGCGCGTTCGGCGCCGCTTTGCCGATCGGCTGGTTCGCTGCGGGCGTTGATGCTGCTGGCGCAGCGGGCACAGTCGAGACGCCGCCATACATTTGTTGCGTGGTCAGCGGGGCAGGACCACTGGCGGCGGGCCGGTTCAGGTATGACTGCCAGAACGGGACCGGTGGCGCCCCTGACGACCCCCCGCTGCCGCCGAAGATGTCCTGCATAGGACGGTAAGGCGGTCCGGGCGGCGTGGCCGCAGGCGACGGCGGCGGTGGCGTGGTTGTCGCGGTGGGCGGTGGCGATGTCTGCGCCGGTTGCTGCTGCTGTTGTCCCTGCTGTCCTTTCGGCTTCAGCCCGATCATCAGGTGTTCGCTCGGCTTGCCCCCTGGTGGCGCGTAATTCTGGATCTGCGCGTCGTAACGACCATACAGGTTCGCCGCGGTGCCCTGACGCATCGCGGTGACTTCATCCGGCGAATACAGCACACCCTCGTCCTGCAGCTGATAGACCGCCTGCTGGTGCGCCGTGGCCAGATCCAGACGACGGTTCTGGTCCATCAGCTCCTGCACGCGACGATCGACCGCGGCCTGGGCGTCGCCACGCAACGCGATCGGCGCGGTGATGTGGAACGCCACCGGGGGCTTCTGCGGCGTCGGGTAGGCTTCGTTGTCGGACTGGTAGTTCATCGCGCGAGCCGCATAGACTTCCTTCTCGTCCGGCGGTGGCCGCGGGCTGGCCTGTTGCAGGCGCTGGACCAACTGCGCGCGTTTCGCCGGGTCGGGTTCGTTCGTGATCTGCTGCTGAAGCGCGGCAGTGTTCTGGTCCGTGCTGAGCGGTGTGGGACTGCCGCCCCGCATACCCCCTGGTTTCCGGAAATCTCCACCGACCGGGGACACAAATGTGCCAGAACCAGGATGACCTTCGTCGGGGATGAACGTCGGCGGGAGGCGCCGGTCCGCACCTTCTTCGATCATGCCCTGACGCTGCAAGGCACCCGCATTGTTGAGGTTCGCCACCCGCATCGCCGTCTCGCCCAGATCGGCCAGCATGTCGTCGGCGTGCTGCTGATCCATCTGACCGGTCTTGACCCAGTTCGTGACCACACCGCGCGCCACCGTCATCGCATCGGCCGCCGGCATGCCCTTCATGACACCGAGGGCGACGAACTGCCCCAGGTTGAAAGCCACCGGGGCGGGCGAGCCGTCCGGCGCCGCAGACCCTGACATCTTCACCCCGCCGCCCGGAGGCGTGAAACTGCCGGGATGCAGGATGCCGGCGCCGTTGTCCGCTGGAGTTTTGCCGTCCGTTGTCGTGGTGTTCGGCGCCGGGGGCGCGCTCGGCGCCGGGGGCGACGCTTGCGGCAACGGCGGTCCCGCGTTCGAGGTGGATGCGTTACTCACGCTGTCAGCGATCAGGTTTGAAATTGCCGCAGGACCAGCACCGCCGCCCTCACCGCCGCCCTGAAAACTCGGCGCCGGGGCGGGCGCGAGACCAGGTGCAGGACCAGGTGCAGGTCCCGTCACAACCGATGAGATGGGCGGCGCCGCGGGCGCAGGTGTCGGACCAGATCCAGGCGCGGACGACGCGGGAGGCGCCCATACAGCGGCCGTATCAGCCAGGATATTCTGTCCCGTCGCCGGGTCAGTCCGATACTGAGGCCGTCCTGGCATCTGCCCGGTCGTCATGCCCAGGAACTGATGCCCCGCGGCGATCTGCTCCTGTAACTGAGAGCTTTGCAACTGCCTGTATCGCTGGTCGGCACCGTAGTAACCCGCCTGAGCGATCTTGCTTGGATCGAAAGCACTGAAAATCGACCCAAGGCCCTGGTCCCACGCCGCATTGCCGGTGTTGATCGATGGTCCGCCACTCGTGTTGTAAGGCATGTCAGCGCACCTGTCAGAACAGCTTGTTATCGGCCGCGGTCGGCACGTAGGCAGGTTGACCAGGCAGCAGGCTCTTGCCGAGGCCGCCATACATCGCGGCGCCATACAGTCCCAGGTTGCCGATCCCCGAGACGATGCCGCCCAGGCTCTGCTGGTAGGCGGCGTCCTGCTTGGCCTGGGCCGCCTTGTTCGCCGCCAGGGTGGTGGCGTCGCTCTGCCCCAGGTTGGCGATGTCAATGGCGTTGCCGTAGCTCAACCCGGCGGCGTCCAGGGCGTTCTGGCCGCGGGAACCGATCAGGCCCAGCTGGGTCTGCCCCTCGCCCGTGGCGGCGCCGTAGGCCACCTGGGACGGCAGCAGACGCACGTTGCTGCCGGATCGTAAGAGGTAGTCCGCGGTCTCCGCGGGCATGATGCCGGTCTTGTTCGCTGACACCGCCAGGTTCACCGCATTGACGGGCGCGTCGTAGGCGCTGAGCGCGCCGATCTTGGAGCCGTAATCCCGGATGTTGGTGGCGGCTTCGGCGGTGCGGCGTGCCCCGGCGGCCCGGTTGGCCGGGTCGTTGGCCACCGCATTGGTCCCGCCGCTCGGGTCGGTCGGCTGAGGTCCCGCTGGCGCGGGCGGCATGTTGGCCGCCAGGAGTGCCGCGGCCTGGTCCCTCTGGTCCTGCTGGGCTTTCGCCAGCGCGGGCGCATTGGTCCGGGCCAGCAGGTCCTGCGCCTGTAGGTCCCCGGTCTGGCGCAGCTTCTCCGCCTGGACGTTCTCGGTGTTCAATACGTCCTGGGTGGACTTCAGCGCGCCCAGCTGGGCCGCCCCGGTCTGACGGGCTGCATCCTGCTGGTCCTGGAACGTCTGCTCCATGGCCGAGGTCTGGCCGGCGGTCTGCGCCAGGCTGGCTTGCAGGCGCTGATTGAACGCTGCCTGCTGGGCTTCCGAGGTGGCCTGGTTCTGTTGCCGGATCGCATCGGCCGCACGGCTCTGCGCCGCCGACGACTGGGTCGCACCATAGAGCGAGGCCCCGGTGCCCACGGCAGCTGCTGCCGCCGAGATCGCTGCTGCTGTTCCGGCTGTAATGCCCATGGTTCAATCCTCCAGGCTCAGTCGATACAGCTGGCCGTATTCTTCCGCGCCCATCCGACGATAGAACGTGCCGAGTTTTGGTCCCGCGCCAACCACCCCGGCGCGCATCTGCACATCGCTGACGCCCCTTTCCCGCAGCGTCTCGGCGGCCACATACTGCAGTTTCATGCCGAGGTTCCTGATCGCGGGAGAGGCAAAGAATGCGGTGTGGCACGCGGTCAGCTGGTCTTCCGCTTCCAGTGACGGTCCGATCACTGACATCAGATAGCCGAACAGCCGGCCGTTACTGCGTGCCGAGATGATCTGCAAGGCGCCCATCTCGTCGAGTTTCTGCATGAGCGGGACGTTAACCGACTGATACGCATCGGGGGACCGGTCGGTGATAACCGCATGTTCCCGGAACAACGGTATCGCCTCGTCGTAGGACGCCATGGTCTCCTGCTGAAATGTGACACCCTCGATCTCCGGTGGCCGACACATGAGACTGAGCATGCGATGTTTGGCCTGCTTGGCGATCTTCTCCAACTGCGGCCGGTGCGCGATGAAATAGCGCATCATGTGCGCGAGGTTGATCTGCATGTTGGTTCGGTCGAAGGTCTGCCACCGCGCGTGATCATGCCGATAGGGTAGGCAATGCTCGAACAGAACGGCGCACGCGTCTTCGGTGCGCAGCTCGTCATAGGTGAACGATCGCACGCCAGGGATCCGCTGCTCGATCTGATCCAGCTTGTGGTTAAGTCTGTGGATCAACGGCTCTAGCGTGGCATCGAATGTGACGCCGGTAGCCACGAGCGAATGCACAACGTCCTCGACCGGACGCCGGATCGTGACGATCCGCACGTCGGGCCGATAGTGCAGCAACAGCCGCCAGAATGGCGCAGCACCTGTCTCCACCGAACCCGTGCAAGGCTGCGCCAGCCAGGATTTGACATCGTCCAGCGAGCGACAGTGGCGGATCTCGTCGTGACCGCACTGCCAGTCGCCATAGTTCAGCCAACACGACAGCCAGCGGGACCGGCTGCGCGGCAACGAGAAGATGACGAATGGCGCCGTCATGGCGTGGTCTTGGTGCTGCCGGTATTAGGCCCTGGCGCGGCGGGACCACCCCCCGCCGCAGCCCGCTGGTAGGCACCCAGCGCGACGTTCGACTGCAGCCCGCCCAGATAACTCCCGGCACTGCCCAGCACATTGGCGAAGATGTTCGACAAGGGCGACACCGTAGGCACGCCCTGCAGTGACGAGGTGACGTCGCCAGCACTGCTGGTGATGCCGGAGATCGCCGACTTCTGGGTGTTCAGCGCCGCGTTGACGTCCTGCTCGGATGACCCCGCGATGGGTGAGCCGATGCTTTCCGAGGATGTCACCTGACCCAGCAGGTTCTGCTTGGCGGCGGCGACATTGCCCTGCAGCGTGTTCTCGGCGGACTGGGCGTTGGCGGTCTGCAGCGCGGTGGCGCGACCGGCGCTTTCATCGATCAGGCCCTGCTGGTTGACCCCGGCCTGGCTGGAGGAAATACCCTGCCGCGCCAGCTGAAACCCCAGGTTCTTCTCGGCGATATTGCGCTGATAGGTAATATCGTCCTGCGCCTTGGACATATAGTCCTTGGCATACTGGTTGAAATAATCCGGACTGAACTTGCTGAACGCGTCGTTGATCTGGTTGGTCCCCTCGCCCAGCAGATTGGCGCGCCCGGTGTCATACGCGCTCTGCCGGGTGGCCTGGTCCTGGGCCTGCTTGATCTGCTGGTCGTATTGGGCCTTTTGCTGATCCGCCTGCTGCTGGTTGAACGCCTGCTGCTGGTCGGCGATCTTCTGCTGCGCCGCGATCTGCTTATCGCTCAGATCCTGACTGGCCATGGTCTGGTAGGCCGCAGTCGTGGTGGCGCCCTTGTCGATATAGTCCTGCGGAATACCCGGATCAGCGGTGACCCACTGACCCGAGGTGTTGTTGAACATGAACTGTTTGGGCGGGTTGTTGCTGCCGCCGCCGCCTCCACCCCCTATGCACAATGTCTTACCCTCCGGCCAGTGGGCTGGGTCAGGTCCCAGGTGTAGAGCAGGAAGTCCTCGCGATTGCGGCCATAGCCCTGCAGCAGGGCCTCGACCTCGCCGCCGATCAGCTCGATGAACGCCCGCCCATCAGTGTTCGTCGCCAGCGCGTAGGCTTCCGCCCGGTGGTAGTTCGATCGCTGTAGCGCGGGAATTATGAAGTTGCGCGCCCAATGCACGATCGGGCGCAGTGCCTTGCGGTAGTTGTCGGTGCCGAACGCGCCGCAGATCACCACGCCGGGCCGCACCGGGACCACGCCGCTGACCGCGACCGGCTCGCTGTCCCAGGACCACACCCGCCACAACGGTCCCGCATTGTGGGTCACGTTGTCGATCAGCGCGTCCTCGTCGTCGTCCCAGCGCAGCGCGAAGATCTCACGCCGGTCACGGTCGCGCAGGTTGCGCACGATATGGGTGATGCCCTCACGCGTGGCCGTGTGCATGCGGATCATGTGATCCTGCTCGGGTCCGGGGATCGTGACGCTCACTTGGTGACCCCCTCCTGCAGGTTCAGATGCACCGCCGAGAGGGTCGCGGGACCAGGCGCCTGGTGCGTCATGTGCAGGCCAAAATGGGTGCCGTAACCAGCAAACGGGATGCTCATCAGCCCGTAAGTGTTGTCCTGCACCGTGGCGCACAGCTCGAACGCGTCGGTGTTGTTGGGCAGCATGCCGATGCTGATCGACCACTGGCCCTGGCACATCACGTCCATGCTCTTGATGCGCTTGTTCTCGGTCGGGCTATCGGCGCTCAGGTGCGGCGTGCGGACGGTGACCAGCGTGCTGTCATATTCGTTGCCAGTGACGCCGCCATAGAGATAAATGTTGCCGTTGCTGTCATGCACAAACAGCCGGTTGCTGACCAACGCGAAGTTCTTCACCAGAAAACCGGGGTCGAACGTGGACCAGGCGGTAATACTGCCCGCGGGGAAATAGGACAGCACATAGATCGTGTTCTCATAAGACAGCCAATAACGTCCCTGAATTGGCTGCACCACGGCGTCCGACCAGCTGAAATATTCAGGGCGCAGGCGAAGCGCCTCGATCAACAAAGGATCAATCGCCGAACCAACGTCCGACACGCTGGCAGCCAGGTTGACATAGAGCGCCTTCAGGCTGCGCACACCGCTGTCGGACAGGAACAGGACATCTCCCGTTCCGAACTGCACCATCGAGCGAGGCGCGGCGCAGCCAATGCGCAGCAGTTGTGCCAGCGTGTCGTTGCTCGGATCGGGATCTAGCGTCCACACCTGGGTTTGCAGCCGCGCGGCCACCGCCATCTGGTTATAGTAAACCTCCATGCTGACCAGACCTTCGGCGTCCGGATCGTTGAGAGCCAGATTGATAAAGCCAGCACCTGGCTCAGTCACCGAGGCCGGATCGTTCTGCGCCGGGTTGTTCACGCCGGAGAAACGCAGATAATCAAAGTCAACCCGATACATTTTGGACTTCCAGGTGCGGGCATATTGACCGCTGCTCAGGCTGCCGTCCGCTTCATGCACCAGCACATCGTTATACCAGCAATACCAGCGCGTGGCGCTGAAGCCGCAGACATAGAACGAGGTGCCGAACGCTTCGATGTCCGCCAGCCAGGTAATCGTCTCTCCCGGATCTTCCAGATAATGCCCCACAATCGACACCGGCAGTGAACCTCCCGGGATCGCCGCGGCGGTGCCGATGCAGAACGCGTGCAGGCTGCCGGCCTGGCCGATCAGATACATCCAGCCCGCCGGCATCGTGGTCATCGGCACGAAGGCTTTGCGCTTCTCGATCTCGCCGCCGTTGTTGATCACCGCGTTTTCCAGGATGCGCAGCGAGCCACCGGGTGCGGTCAACGGCGTCTTGCGGACGTCAAGGCCCTCCTTGAAGTCAGTGATCGAGAAGACCTTGTTGCCGCTCCCCGCCATTTAATGTGGTCCGGGACCAAGCAACTGGTCCCGCTTTCGGCTGTTCTCCGCACGCGTCAAGATCTGCAGATTTTGTGGGGCGTGCAGTCCCCAGACGTTCTCACCATAAAGCGGAACGATATGGTCAACCGTCATGCCCAATGACGTCGCCATCGCATATACCTCATCGATCTTCTCACGGTGGCTGGGATGCGCACGAGGGATAAGCGCCGCGCGCCGTCTCTTTTGACGGAGCGCCTGCTTCGCCAGGTTGTCCGGCAGTTTGGCTCGAACACGAGCCAGCTCGTTTTCACGGGCGCGATGCTCCTGCTTGTATGCTTGTTCGTGGGCTTTGCCGTGCTGGCTTTCCCGATAACGTGCTTTGGCACGCACCACTGCGAGCTTGCCTTTTGGCGATCGATTATATCGAGCTTGCGGGGTCATCCAGTGTGCGGCCCGCTGTTATACCCGGGCGGGATGTAATCCAGGCCCAGCACCGGCTGGTGCCCGGGCCGCGACTGGGCGTCGCCACCGCCACCGCCGATCACGATGGGACGCACCTTCTTGTGCGAGAACTGCCTCACTCTGTGTCGGCGCATCGCCTCATTCGCCTTGTTAAGCTTGAGCGTGGCGTCCTTGGCACCGTCGCGCTGCAGGATCTCGACCGCGGAGAACAGCACGATGAGGTTGTCCGGCAGCGTGCTGACGTCGTCGTCGTTGATCATCTTGGTGACGGTCCTGGTCCCGCGCACCCGGATGATGGCGTTGGCGCTCGCCGCACTCGCATCGGGGACCGGCCACAACTCGATCATGTTGCTGTCGGCGTTGTGCATCCACTTGCGGGTGGGCCACGCCTTGAACCCGTTATCCGAGTTCCACAGCACCATCTCGTAGGGGCCAATGCCGTAGGCCAGCTCGTTGTATACCGTGTTGATCAGCACCCAGATGTTGGTGATGTCGTCGAACGCCAGGTCGATCGGATAGGCATAGTAACGCCCGCCGTCGACCAGCGTGATGTCACGGTCGATGATCAGCTGCGGCCAGTCATAGTCCTGATACAACTGGATCTGCGTGCGGTTCAGATAGTAAAGCAGCGTGTCGCGGTCGTTGATGCCGTGCGCGACATTGGTCGAGTGACCGACCTCGGCGCGGAGGTCGGTCAGCATGTCGCGCAGCTGCTTACCAGCCATTCTGGGGTCCTTCCTGAGCGAGCGCGAGCGAAGGAAGCTTAGGCGCCACGGGCCGCTCGGTTGGCTAAGGCCGCGCCACCGCCTGACTTCGGCTTGAAGTTCGGCGAGTGGCTGCCGCCGGCATTCACATCCGGCAGCTGATCCAGTGGTCCCGCGCGCGACACGCCGCGGCCGCTGGTATCCCGCACGATATGCTGCAGCTCCTCCGGGCGTATCCGCCGTGGCCCATCCAGGCCCAGCTCGATGGCATCTTCCTCGTCCTGAACGTGCGCCGCGATTTCCTCCGGCGTCGGTTCGCTCTCCGGCGGCAGCTCCGGCGCATCCAGCACCGGCATGTCCGACGTCTGAGTGAACTGGTCGAGCGGCCGTAGCTTCGGATCGGGACTGTCCGGCCGGGTGGGGCGAGGCTTATAAATCGGCAACGTGCAGCGCGGGATCGAGGCGTCCGACAACGGCAGCCGCGGCCGGTTGCCCGGATAGACCGCCTGTATCGTCTCCGGCTGATAGATCGTCTGCAGCCGGGTCAGCACTTCGTCGTTGGTCGCCTCCCAGGTGCCAACCACATAGATCTCAGTGATCGCTTCCTCGCCGTGGATGAACTGCAAGATCGGCAGCTCGGGAAACACGATCGGACGCGACCGATGCCGGTAGACCTGGTTGCCCTGGTCCCCGCCGAGGGCGACCAGGCAACGCAACAGATGAAACGCGGGCATCAGCGCCTCCGTGGCGCGGTTTTGCGCTGCGGCAGTTTGGCCTGGCTCTTGCCCTTATCGGCGGCGACGAACTCGCGGGCGACCTTCGACGGCACACCGGAGCCTTTGATGCTGCCGCTGGCGACGCCGTGCATCAGCTTGCTTTGTTGACGGCTTACAGAAGGCATTTGCTTTCTCCTAAGTGTGGGGAACCCACTCGATAACCGACCGGACAACCTTGTCGTCTTGCCCGGTGGAGAGCATATTAGGAAACATATCTCTCTGGGTAGTCGATGGTCGGTCAAACATTCGCAATGTATTACCTGCCATTCTACTGTCCGGAAGCATTTGTCGAAAGGTCAATGCACAGCGTGCTACCAGAGAACGAAGTATGTAAAACGCTGAACATTGACCCGTTCTTGCTCTTATGCTATAGCGACGACCAATGCGGAGTTAACTTGCTGGGCTACCATTTGCCCCGTGTGAGTCATACTTTTATAGACGACAAACTGATTGTAAGGACGTGACGGGGTGAACTTGTGGTCCCACTCGCCATCCTGCTTCATTAGGTAAATATGCCTGGGGTCCCACCAATAGGCGAACTTTGATCGACCAAGATCGTCTAGCGTCGGGTCATATTCGATGGTGCAGTTCATGAATTTCAGCGACCCCATGCTGCCGTCCTGGGGACCCGTGAAACCAGTCATCGTGTAGTTGCCGTTGGCGCGCAGCTCGATTTCCATCGCGGAGATGAACGCGCTGCCGGCCAGGAACTTCGAGGGCCGGCCGCCGTAGCGGATCAACTGACGGTATTCCTGCTGCAGGAACTGTAACAGGGCACCGCCATTAGTGGTTGCCGACGTCACCGCGCCGCGACCGCCCGCGGTGCCGAATGCCGGGGTCGCTGACCGGTTCTGCCACCAGGTGTTGGTGCGGGCCAAGCCGCCCAACGTGCCCGCGTTCGGCACGTCAACGATGATCGACTGAATGCCGGCCAGCGCCTTGGCGTCGGCCGTGCCGTCGCCCCACAGCAGTGCATTCATGCTGCGGGCATACTGCTCGCCGAAATCCTCCAGCTTGTCCTGCAGCAGGTTCACCAGCACCGTGACGTCACGGTCCGAGTGATTGCTCAGCGAGCTGCCGTCACCGCTGTCGTCGGTGACGCTGATGCCGTCGATCTTGAGTTCCGTGTGGGTCAGCGTGAGACCGATGTGATGCTCGCGCCACGGGTAGTTCACCCGCTTGATGTTGGCCGGGGTATAGAAGTTCACCGTGTCGTTGTGGGTGTAGCCGACCACGTGATCGTTGACGCCACCGGCACCATAGTCACCCTTCACCGCGAGCGAGATATTACCCTTGCCACCGGGGAAGGATTTGGCGCTGCTCTCCATCAGACGAAGTAAGGGTTTCGCCTGGATCGACTGTTTGAAGGTGTCTCCCTTGTTGTAGTAAAAATCCAACGCCGCGTTGGCGATATTGGTGATTTCTCCTGCCGTGAAGGCCATTGTGCTTTACCATGTCAGGAGGCACGCCGCGCATTTGCCAGCGCCGCAAGGACTGCGTCCTTCATCGTGCGCGGCTCGGGCATCGACGTGCCGGTTGCGACATGGATGCTGGACGGAGCGGGCCGCGTCGGCCGTGGCGCGGGACGCGCCTGGGCGAACGTGGCTTTCACCTCGTCATAGGCCGCCTGCACCAGTGCCACCGCCTCTTGCTCTGAGCGCGGCGAACCGCGCTCTTGCAACAGACCCTGGGCATAGCGACGCACAGCACCCTGCATGTGGGCGTAGTCAGGATCGCGTCGCCGGATGCCTTCTTCCCACACATCCACCGCAGAGCGGACTTTCTCCACCTGCTGGATCTGTCGGTCAGCCGTAACCGTCTTGTTGACGTCCTGCAGTTTGGCTTCCGCCTGCACGGCACGATGCCGCGTGCGGGTGAGTTCCCGCGCCGTCGCATCGTCGATCAGCCCTTCGTCGACCTGTTTTTGCAGATCCGGGCTGACACGCAGGCCAAGGGCTTCCTGAGCGACCATGACGTAGGGCGTCACGCCGTCGAGAAAAGCCTTGTAGTCGCCACGTCGCAGCGATGCCCCGACACCCAGCAGCATGTTGACGTCATCCGGCGCCAACTGGTGCTGCTGTAGATACCCCTGTAGCTGCCGGTGTTGTGCGATCTCCGGCTGCAAAGCATCCAGGTTCTGACGGGCTTCATTACGCTGCGATAGCAGACGCTCGAACCGGCGACGCGTCTCCGGACGAAGCTTCTTGAGTTCGGCTTCGGTCGGATCGGCTTCGGTCGGATCGGGTTTGGACGGTTCGGTGGCACCAGGAGTTGCTTCTCCCGGCTTTCCCGTAGCCGCTGCCTGGTCCCGGGAGGTCTGGTCCTGAGCAGGATCACCCGCGTCGGTCTGCGAGGGGGTGGCGCCTGGCTCGGGCTTGGTCTCCACGACCTTGCGGACTGCGGCAAGCAGTCCATCACGGTCTGACTGGCGGCTGTCGCCTGACGAGGGCGCTGTGCTGTCTGTGCCTGACGAGGGCGTCGAACTGTCGGCGGGCGCCGCCGGTGTGCTGGCCGCGCTCGGGGTATCGACGACGCTGGACGAGGGCGCGTCTGAAGGGGTAGCGGCGTCCGAAGGGATCGAAGTGGTCTCTGACATCCAGGGGCTTGCCGATCTCGCTGGATCAGCAAAGGGTTATGCCCCTGTGTTGTGTTTGTGTCCAGCGTTTGTCCTCAAGACACTGACACGACACCCAGCCTGGTTGCCAGGACTACAGAAAACCCCGCTATAACGACAACGCCGGCCAGAAATGAGCCTGGCCGGCGTTTCGGAGGAGCCTAGCGATGGTCAAGATCGCGAAGTTCCTGCCGCTGATAGTGATCTTGATCAGCATCAAGATCAAGATCATCCAGCGGTAGGGCGGGTGCCGTCAAGGGTCACCCCTTGGCGGCGCCTTCCCCCGAAGAAACTATGGCTGCGGACGCAGGCACGACTTGACGATCTGCTGGATCATCTCGTTTCGCGCCGTCATGTTGTGCTGCACCACGTAAAGCATCGCCCCCAACGTCAGCACGTTAAACACGACGAGCAGCAACATGGCGGGCGGCAACGCCTTGACGAGTTTCTCACTGACCGAGGCCAGCATCCCGCCATGACCGTTGCCGCCGCCGTTGGTCACTTCGGCTGTGGATACGGCGCAATCGGATGGCTTGGCCGCAATGTCGGATCGACGGCGATATACCGCCAGCCGACGCCAGGTATCCCGCAGACAACGTAATAAACCTGCGGCTTGGGCAGGCCCTGGTCAGGTCTCACTGGTCCACCCGGCAGTGTATTGTCGACGGTGGGTGGTGCGTCTGGCAGACCCTGATCCGGGTGCGCCGGGGCACCGGGAAGTCCCTGATCCGGGTGGCCGCCTGTCGGCGGCAGACCTTGATCCGGGTGGCCGCCGATCGGCCGCCCGTAGCCCGGATCGACAGGCCACACCGGGGGCCAGATGGTCCCGGGCGGCGTGCCCGGCGGCGCGGGCTGGATTGGGTGTGATGGCGTGAGCGGCGGCCATACACCGGCGGGCGGTCTCGGAAGACCCTGGTCGGGATAAGGCGGCAGCCCCGGCAGGCTGTTATCGATGCCGGCGCCCTCATCGATGCCATAATCCGGATCAACCGGACCCTCACCGCCAGGCAGACCCTGATCCGGGTGACCGCCCCTGCGGATACGCAGAAAACCCTGAACGAATGGCATTGTGTAGCTCCTGTGTCGTTCGCGTGTCCTGCGAGCTACGCCTGTTGTGTCACGTCGTCACGCGATATTCGCGTGACTTACGGGTTCATGGCGTCGGCATGCCCTGGCTGCGCCCCGGCACGCGGGCGGGACCACCGGTCCCCGGACGGTTGCCGTTGGCGCCGTAGACCTGCAGCGGCGGCACGTGCGGCCCGAGAGGACCCTGGGTGCCCGGTCCCGTCATCGCGTTGGCCATGCCGACCGGTCCCTGCGCGGTCGGGTCCTGGCCAGGACCTGGGGGTCTGGGTGGTCCCCGGCCGGCGCCAGTTGGTCCCGGGTCCTCGTCCCGCTGTCCCTGGCCTTGTCCTGGCGCCCCTGGCGGGGCCTGGGGACGTCCCATCAGCTGGTTCAGCGCCTCGATGCTGGGGGTGCCCTCGGCGAACGCCTGGGTCAGATCCACGTCATCACCCATGCGGCGGATCAGTTGCCGCGCCAGCCACTCCGGCGAGATGCCGGGAATGCGCTGCAGCAGAGGCACCAGCTGGGTGAGGATCTGGACGTCTTCCTGGCGATTAGGCGGGCCATTGGCGCCAACGTCCACCTCCAGCCAGACGTTGTCCGCCACCGACTGGGGATCGAGCGCCGGCCACACCGCGCCTGGTCCCACCACCTTGGTCACGGTCTGCGGCGACACGTTGAGGACGAGGATCTGCGAGGCGGCCTGCGCCAGCTCAGTCATCGTGTCGTTGATGTCGTCGACCGTGGAGGTGACGTCGGTGTTCTGCGAGAACTGCGCCACCGACACCTCGGTCGCCGTGGCGCTGCCCGATGTGGTCCCCTGGTCCGCCTGGTCTGAGCCAAGGACACGCAGGACGTCCTCGAACACCGGCGAGGTGTCATACACCGCGGCGTCGATCGGCGGCATCTTGATGACCTGCAGGACGTCATCGATTTTCTGGCCGGGGGCCAGAGCGTTGAGTTCCAACAGCGCGTTCGCCGGATGGGTGCGCAGCTTCTCCAGGTCAGGCTCTTCCAGCAAACCCGCCGCCACCGCGGTCTTCGGCCGGTTGGCGCGGCGATGCTCGCGCAGCCCCTGGCGGGACCGGTTGAGTTCCAACTGCATGTCGCGGATCAGGTCGATGTCGGACTGGGGATACAGGGTCTTTTCGTCGTAGCCCTCGTTCAGCACGATGGCGAACCAGGGCCAGAACCGGGTGATCTCGGCTTCCGGCGTGGTCGGCTCCTGCAGAAACTCGGGATAACCGTCGCACACGACATACACCGTGCCGTCCTTGCGGTTGTATATCTCCCAGACGCAGGCCAGCGGCATGTCGGGACCGTCATCGGCGTTGCTACCGTAGCCGGCCTGATAGTGCTGCTCGCCGGTCGGCTCGTGGCCGGTCGAGTTGCCGTCCTCGTTGTAGGCGGTGTAGCTGCTGCCGACGTCGACCATGTAGATCTCTTCGATCTCGTCGGGGGTCAGCAGGTATTCCTGCGCCACCCAGTTGGCGCCCAGGAAACCGCGTAATGAACGGCACCGCGTATCCGGAATGATCGCCGTGCTGTCCGGGTAGTCGAACGACAGGCCCTCGCGCACCACCAGCTGGCCCTCGGCGGTGAGGCTACGGATCGCCAGTTTCAATTCCTCGGCGTCGGCGCTGTCCGGCTCGATCTCGCGGTCCGACAGGTCCGCGGCGAGGCGCTCGATATGGGCCAGGCGCTCGCTCATGTCGGCGATGCGATGTTCGATCTCGGGCGCCATCTTCATCGCCCGCTGAAACCCCAGCTTGACGTAGCCGACACCGGTCACGATGGACCGGCGTATCGACATTTTCATGGACGACTTGAACGAGTGCGTCTGTTCCTGGATGTTGTATTCGTAGAGCAGCTCCAGGGTCTTGCCGATCTTCTGCATGATCGCGTCGAACTGCTTGACCTGCGCCGCGTCCTGCAGGATCGCCATGCTGTTGGGATCGGGCGGCATGCCGACCTGCGCCGCCGCCATGGCGGACTGCTGCGCCTGCTGGAGCTGCTGCTCGCTGCCGTCCCAGACCTGCGCGATCAGCTTGGTCTTGGTCTTCGCCTGCATGGTCGGGTTGTTGGGGTAGAGTTCCGCGGTGCGCTGCAGGACATGCCGGATGCAGATATTCGCCACATAGCGATCATCGCGCTTGCCAATCTCCTTGGAGAGATCAGGCCACTGGCGGCCTTCGACGAACTCCATGTTTTCGCGCATGCGCTTGAACTGCACGCGCCAGTGCCGCTTAGCGCGTTTGACGCGGTCCTGCCAGCGGTTGACGAGTTTACGCCGGGGATCATCCGGGTTGGGCCGATCACGCGGGACCATGGTGGCCTGGTCCGTGCCGGGGACCTGGCTCATCATAGGGTCTGATTGAGCTGAAGCAGGTCCCATCGCCGGGGGGACCATCCCAGGAGGTCCCGCGCCGAGGGCTGGTCCCATGAAATCGCTCACCAGAACCTCCCGCCGCCGAACAGGATGAGCAACAGCAGGATCAGCACGATCAGACCGATGCCGCCGAACGCCTGGCCCCCGTAATGTCCGGCCTGGTAGCCGTAGTATCCGCCGCCGAAGCCGCCGAACAGCACCAGCAGGACAATGATGACGATGATCAGGTTCATCGAGCCGGGGTCCTCAGCATGCCGTCGCCCACAGCACACACGTAAAGATCATAACAAAACCAGATCAAAGCGATGATCACGATCACCGCGACGATGATCCGGATGATCTGCATGGCGACCCCGCCGGCCCAGCCCAGCCAGCCCAGGACAATGGGCAGCAGGATCATCAGGATCGCCACGATGCCGCAGACAACCACCAGCCAGACCAGCGTCTGGACGAGCCAGAGGATCGAGAAGCACATCACCAACCTCCCCCGGCATAGCCGAGTTTCACGCTGCGTTCGGCCTGATCCCGCTGCAGCTTGAGCCAGCCAAACGTGCGTTCCTCGCCGGCGCCGCGATAACCACCGTCCGGGTCATCATCCTTACGAAGGGCGCCCGCCGGCACCTGCAGCGTGAGGCCGAGGCCGATATAGGCAAGTGTATCTACAAAGTCGTCGTGCGCGTCGTACGGGAACTTCAGCATCTGGTCCCGCGCCGCCGGCCACCAGGGGGCGCGTTCCGGGAAGCGCACGCGGTTCATGGCGAGGCGCCCCTGGATGCTCTGTGCCCGGGTCTGTTTATCCGCGATCGGTTGCATCTCGATCAGCGAACAGAAGGTATGCGTCTCCAGCATCCGCTTGCGCAGAAAAGGCCCGATGGATTTGCTGATGTGACTGCGTTCCGCCCACCAGAATAAGGGCTTATGCAGCTTCATCATGCGCAGCATGCTCTCGACCGTCTGTTCGGCGGTCATCTGCCGCCAGACGAGGTCCGGGAGGACCCAGATGGTGTCATCCTTGTCGACGCCGATGACCAGAAGGCAGGTCTTGTCGCTGCCTTGTTTCAGCGCCACCGCGTGGTCGGAGGCGGCGTAACAGCGGAGGTTCGCGGGCAGATCGTTGGGCTTGTAAGTGTGCAGCCAGTCAACGCTGAAAAAGGTGCCGCCGGCGGGTGAGGGCCGGCCCTGATAGAGCGCGCTGAACCCCCGATGGTCCCGCCGCTGCAGCGACTTGAGGTAGGTCCTGCCGAACCGGCCAGGCCACAGGGGTTCATCCACCTGGCGGTGCAGCGGGTCCTTGCCGTCGTCAAAGGCGAGGGCCGGCAGATCGATGATGTGCCACTCGGCGGCCTCTTCCGGGTCATAGTAGGAGTTGTGCGGGTCGGTGAGGCGTCCGATCAGATCATCCTGATGCCAGCGGGTCTGGATGAGCAGGATCTTGCCGGTCTCGTCCATCAGCCTTGTGGCGATGACCTGGGAGAACCAGGTCCAGAGGGTGTCGCGGATCGTGGGAGAGTCCGCCTCCATGCGGTCCTTGATCGGATCATCGATACACAGGAGATCGCCGCCGCGGCCGGTGGTGGTCCCGCCGCGCCCCACGAAGGCCAGGATGCCGCCCTGGACGGTTTCGAGGCGATCCGATGCCTGGCTGTCGTCCTTCAGGACCACGTCGGGGAACACCTGGGCGTAGGCCGGCGACAGCATGATATCGCGCACCGCGCGACCGATGTCCTGCGAGAATTTCTCGTTGTAGGTGCCGAAGATGGTGCTGAGTTCGGGGTGCAGGCCGACGAACCAGGCGATGAACATCTTGCTGGCGAGCTGGGTCTTACCATGGCGCGGCGGCAGATTGATGATCAGGCGCTTGATACGGCCGGCGGCGAGTTCTTCCAGGGCCGCGCAGATGACCTGGTGGAACCGCTGCACTTCATAGCGCGAGTGATCCGGATCGTCGGGATATCTGGGCGAGGGCATCATCAGGCGGGTAAACGCCAGCATGGACGCTTCGGCGTCCATGATGGCGATCAGGCGCTTCAGAACAAGTTCGTAACGGGCAACGTCGTCAGAGGTCATTTATGCGGCGGCGGCGGGGTCGCCGGGGGCGTGTTCGCCGTGTGGGTCGCCTGTTGCGCCTGCTGACGCTCTTTCTGACGCTCTTCCTCGTGCTGGTTGACGGGCTGTTTGCCGGCTTTCGGATAGTCCTCGGGAAGCACGCCAGGGATCGAACCGGGTATGGGCGTGACCGCCGGGTCCTGAGCGGGCGGGAACGGCGGATTGGTCCCCGGCGGGTTGGTCCCGGCCTCATACTCGGGGACCGGTGGCGCCTCGGCGTCAGCACGAACACCCTGGTAACCGTCTTTGCCAGGCGGGTCATCCACCACGGGCGAACGCTTTGCCGCCGGGGCAGGCGTCGGCGCGGGTGTCGGCGTCGGTGTCGGGGAAGATGCCATCGAAAGATATCCTTTCGGTCAGGTGATGGTGAAGTTGTTCGAGATCACGGTGGCCGCGTAGGCGGCGCTGGCTGACGCGGAGGCCGAGCCGGCGACCAGCGTGTTGGCGGGAAACGTCGTGGTGAAAGCACCCGTGATGGCGTCGGCCGTCACCACCTGCGTCGCCTTGGGCGTGCCGCTCTGGGACAGCACGACCGACACCTGAACGGGTTGCGGCACGCTGGGATCGGCCGTCACCGTTCCTGACGCCGGTGTGGCCGCCGTCGCTGCTTGATTGGGCGGGTTGTTGATCGTCAACAGCAGCGCGGTGTTGGTGGCCAGATAGTCCCGCCACGCCTGTTTGAGGACGCGGAACACAGGCGGCGGATGAGGCGCGGGTGCGAGAGCCATGATGGTCAGATCCTCTTCATGAGCCGTCCGGGACAGCGCGCCCGACTGCCTCGGCACCGGCCAGGGTGGCGGATTGTTGTAAACGCAACTGCTGTATGAGGTTGTCGGTGACCGGACGGGTCAGGCGTTGCGGCATCGGCACTTCGTTCAACGCCGTCAGCACGATGTTCCAGTCCTGCACGGCGAGGCGTGCCGTCACCAGCTGATCAGGATCGAGCCGGAGTGGTGGCTGCTGCATGTCCATCAGGCCGCTCCCGCGGTCAGCGTGACGTGGAACCACCCACTGCCGTTGTAGACGTTCAGCGTGTTGGTTCCTTTGTTGTATGCCAGCATGGGCGCCAGCGCCGCGTTGGCCGGGGCACCTGTCGGCACGCCCGGTGTGCCCGGCAGGCCGAGGAACCCGACCGTGGCGGCATTCGAGGTGGTGCCGCTGCCTGCGATCACATCGTTGGCTGATGGGTTGAGTTGGATCGCCTTGACCGTGCCGCCGGTTGACCACGGGAGGGTGACGGTGCAGCCCGAGCCGGTCTGGTTGGATGCGGTCGTCTTGCTCCCGTTGGTCAACACCGAAGCCGGGGGCTGGGCAGGTGGCGACGGTGAAACCCCTGGCTTGATGATGGTCAGCGCGGTAATCACGCCCGCCGTCACGCCAGTGGCCTGATAGCGCCCGCCAAAGGCATCATTAAGCGTATCGTTCAGCACATACCCGGTGCCTCCGGTGACGATTGCCGCTCCTGAAATGATACCGCCCGCCACCGTCACCACCTGATTGGGCATATCGATCGAAATACCCTGT